TGTTGCGTTATGGCGGCAGGCCCAGAAAGCATTAGAAGCATTGTCCAAAAAGATGTTAACAGATCTTGGTAGACAAGGGGTTCTGCAGCTAGCACCTAGCGAAAGTGGTATAAAACTTCCTAGCGGTTTACTGATGCGCTACGACGGACTTACTGCCCTTCAAGATTCTAAAGGTTTACAATACCATTATAAAACCCGCCGAGGACACATTAAGATATATGGCGGTAAAGTTATTGAGAACGCTTGCCAGGCGATAGCACGATGTATTATTGGTGAGCAGATGTTAAAGATTGCTAAGAAATATAGGGTTGTATTAACCGTACACGATGCGGTAGCTTGCATAGTACCCGAGAACGAAGCCGAAGAAGCGGTACAATATGTGACTGAATGTATGAAGTGGATACCTGATTGGGCGGTAGGTTTGCCTGTAAACTGTGAAGTCGGGTATGGAAAATCTTATGGAGACTGTTAATGTTGGATTACGCTGAATTTTTGTTGCAAGCTAGGCAGAATTTAAAAGCCTTTGAAGACCATATGTTAAACCGTGAATTTAGTGAGGCGGTTACACACGCTGAATTGGTTGTAGCCGATGCTAGATTGCTAACCCTTGTAGCCAAAGAAACTAAATGAAAATTCCAGCATGGTCGTACAGTTCTATTAAGTTGTTTGATCAGTGTCCTAAGAAGTATTATCACTTACGGGTGGTTAAAGACGTTGTAGAACCTGAGACGGAAGCCATGCTGTATGGCACACAATTCCACGAAGCCGCCGAGTTTTATGTAAAAGATGGCACACCTATACCCCCACAATTTAGTTTTGCCCAACGAGCAATAGATAACTTAAATAAGATTCAAGGTGAGAAGCTATGCGAGTTTGAGATGGGGTTGAACGAGAACCTAGAACCCTGTGGATTTAAGACCCCTGAGACGTGGTGTAGGGGGATTGCCGACCTAGTAATCATTGACCATGACAAAGCCGAGGCGAGAGTTGTGGACTATAAAACAGGGAAGTCTGCCAAGTATGCGGACATGGCACAATTAGAACTTATGGCACTCCATATTTTTAAGTATTTCCCTAACATAAAAAGGGTAAAAGCGGCACTTCTTTTCGTGGTTTGCGGGGCTTTTATAAAAGGCTCTTATGAAGCCGAAAATCAGGATAAAATGTGGGATAAGTGGTTGGCGGAGTTCAATAGGCTAAAACTTGCCTATAAGAACGATGTTTGGAACCCTAGACCGAGTGGGCTATGTAGACGGCACTGCTCTGTTTTACAATGCCCTCATAATGGAAGGAACTAATAATGCCCTACGTTAATAAACCAAGACCGTACAAAAAAGAATACGAGCAACAAAAAGCTAGAGGTGAACTTGAGCGTCGCATGGAGCGACAACGCTTAAGACGTTCGTACGATAAGACCCATGCTGATAGCCCCGCAGATAAAGATAAAACTGCAGAGAGTCGTGAAGGTAAAGACCTAGCACACAAGAAGGCTCTTGATAAAGGCGGTAGCAACAAAGACGGATATAGCGTACAAAGCCCATCAAAGAATCGTAGTTTTAAACGTGATGGTAAAAGTAATCTTGTATCAGAAGTAAGTAAAAAAGAACGTAAAACCAAGGGTAAATAACTACTTGCGTTTTTCTGCAGTTGGTATACAATTAAGTTTGATGTGGCTGGTTTGTTTCATAAGATGCTTTTGACGATTTCTGTAAGGTAAGAGTGAGGATCGTCAGCGGTAAAGATTTTAGGTTTTTATACTTACTGCGTATAACCTTACCAGTTGGTACCGTTCTCTAACCTTTCAAGGCGGGGAACCAACAAGACAGGCGATTGGGCTAAACCCCTTTCGCCTGATCTAACTTTCTTCGGAGAATGATTTGGAAATTATTGATAACAAGACTTTGGTACTAAACTTAAGAGATACAAACAAAGTAACAAGCGTAATTCCAAATAGCAAAGTTATTGGTGATAATAAAGTTGCTGTTAAATGGGGGCTAGACGAGTCCCGAGTTCTAAGAAACTTACAGATAAAGAATGTACCTAGTCCCATATTGGGACTATACGATTGGCCTGGGATGCACAAACCCTTTGACCATCAGAAAACAACCGCCGCCTTCCTAACGCTTAACCCACGTGCCTTTTGTTTGAACGAACAGGGAACTGGTAAAACTGGCTCGGTGATTTGGGCAGCAGATTACCTAATAAAAATTGGTAGGATAAAAAGGGTGTTGGTAGTTTGCCCCCTATCTATTATGGATTCGGCTTGGAGAGCAGACCTATTTAAGTTTGCCATGCACCGTCACGTAGATATTGCATACGGCAGTAAAGATAAGCGTCAGCGAGTAATCAATAGCGATGCCGAATTTGTAATCATTAACTATGATGGAATAGAAATCGTAGCGGAAGATATAGCTAAAGGCGGGTTTGATTTAATTGTTATTGATGAAGCTAATGCTTACAAGAATGCACAGACTACTCGTTGGAAAATACTTAACAGGCTACTCAAACCCGATACATGGCTTTGGATGTTAACAGGAACACCTGCGGCGCAGTCACCGGTAGACGCATACGGGCTAGCTAAGTTAGTAAACCCACAAGGTGTACCCCGATTCTTTACGGCATTTAAAGATTCAGTTATGTTTAAAGTATCACAGTTTAGATGGGTTATAAAGCCGAACGCAGATCACATCGTGTTTAATGCGTTACAACCAGCAATTCGATTTACAAAAGAAGAGTGCCTAGACTTACCCGAAATGACTTACGTAGTACGTGATGTTGCTTTAACCCCACAACAGAAAAAGTATTACGACCTACTACGCAAGCAGTTAGTAGTAGAAGCCTCGGGAGAGCATATAACATCGGTCAATGCGGCGGTAGGGCTTAGCAAATTGCTACAAATATCTTGCGGGGCGGTGTATTCAGATAGCGGTGAAGTGTTGTCTTTTGACATCAAAAATAGATACAACGTACTTCGTGAAGTAATAGACGAAACTAAGCAGAAAATTCTTATCTTCGTGCCATTCAAACACGTTATTAATATCCTATTTGAGAAACTAGAAAGTGACGGATTTACAACAGAAATTATCAACGGCGACGTACCAGCTAACAGACGAGCAGAAATATTTAAACGCTTCCAAGAAACCCCTGACCCACGAGTGCTAATCATTCAACCACAGGCGGCGGCACACGGAGTAACGCTTACAGCGGCAGATACAGTTGTGTGGTGGGGACCTACACCCTCATTAGAAACATACGCACAAGCAAATGCAAGGGCGCATCGTGCGGGGCAACGACACCCAGTTACGATTGTCAAGTTACAAGGTTCTAATGCAGAAAAGCATCTATACAAAATGTTAGATAACAGAATAGACGTTCACACAAAGTTAATTGATCTTTACAAGAATCTGCTTGACTAATTTAAAAAGTAGGTTTATATTGGAGTCGTAGTTTTGTATAAGGAGAAATGTTATGAGTGATGAAGTTGAAATACCAATCGAAAAGCTGATCGCTACATACAGAAAAATGTATGCAAAGAAAGGCGAACTCGAGAAAGAGTTGCAAGAAACAATTTCTGACATAAGCACTAAGATGGCAACAGTTAAAAAAGCTATCCTTAATCATATGAAAGATCTTGGAGTAGAGAGTCTTAAAACAACGTCGGGAGTAGCGTATAGGACAGTTAAGACCCAATACACCACATCCGATTGGGAGTCAATGAACAAGTTTATACTTGAACATCAAGTGCCTGAGCTGTTAGAGAAACGTATTCAGCAGACTAACATGAGGTTGTTTTTAGAAGAGAATCCTGATTTGTTACCGCCAGGACTTAATTCAAATATGGAATACTCGGTAACTATTAGGAAATCATAGGAGAAAGAAATGGACGAATCATTTGTCCCGATTGAAGTTGTAGCAAAGCACTTTACGGTTTCAGTATCGACTGTACGTGCATGGATAAGGCAAAACCTTATTCCGTCTTTAAAGATTGGTGGAGTTTACCGATTTAAGATTTCAGAAGTAGAAGCGGCATTAGTTGCACTAGGTGGTAAAGGCATCAAAGAGGAAGCAGATGGGAGTTTGACGGTTGCAGTTGACCCTAATGACCCCCAAATGAGTTTAAATTTTAACCCTGACGAAGATATCTAAGGAGAATTATATGAGCGAACTAGCTCTGTTTAAAGGTGGTTTACCATCATATTTGCAAAACGTACAAACCGACGATGCTACAAACGCATTAGCGGGTGGTGAATTAGGCGCACGTCGTTTGTCTATTAAAGGTAACGTGTTCAGAGAATACATTGGCGGTAAAGAGTACCGTGTATCTGAAGAGCGTTCAATGAACGTGGTGATTGTTAAAGCCGCACCAAAGGTTTCACGTTTGTTCTACTCAGGTGCATATGTAGAAGGCGAATCAGCGGCTCCAGCTTGCTGGTCTTCTGATGGTCAACGTCCTGATGCGGGTGTAGCAGAGCCTCAAGCATCTACTTGTATGACTTGCCCTAAGAACATCAAGGGTTCGGGTAACGGTGACTCACGTGCTTGTAGCTACAAACAGTACCTTGCGGTTGTGATTGACAATGAGATTCATAAGGAAGAAGTCTATCAGTTAGTATTGCCACCTACTTCTGTGTTCGGTGATGGTGAAAAAGGTAAGTTGCCTTTACAAGCCTACGCACGTCACTTGAAGAATCATGGCACACCAATTACCGGCGTAGTAACAGAAATGCGCTTTGATACTTCTAGCCCTACACCAAAGTTGATCTTTAAACCAATCCGTCCTGTGACGGAAGAAGAGTTTGAGACCATCCAAACGTTGAGTAGTTCTCGTGATGCAATCAATGCAGTTACATTGAGCATTGCACCTAAAGAGAAAAAGCCAGCGTTGGGTAATGCGCTTAAAGCTAAAGCCGCACCTGTAGAAGAAGTTGAAGAGCCAAAGAAAGCCGTATCTAAAAAGGCTTCTGCGACTACCACTTCATCTGACATAGCAGACCTAGTGGGTGAATGGGACGATTAAGTAGTATCGGGGGGAAAGTTAGAAACTGATAAGTACCCCTACCCTTTTCCATTCACTATCTGTTAGGTTACTATGAACACACAACAATTTTTAAAACAGGTGCTCGGAGATAGCGGACATTACTGTATTGTTGGACTTAAGAAAGATGCAGAAGCCCCACCAGTACAGAAGTTTTTCGATAATCTAGATTCAGCATTAGCAGTAGCAAACAACTTAAAAGATGAGGGATACAATGC